ATATCCAATTTCACAACATCTGATTCGTCAGTATTGACGCCATCCGCATCACATATAGCTGTAAGGTGAAGAATTACTTTTCTCCATCCACCTGTCATCGGAGGATTACCATCCCAATTTTGAGGGTGGATATAAACTGTCTTAGCTGTTAAAGCCATGGTTCCCTCCTTTATCTCTCGACTGCCATAAACATGTAGTCCACATGAAGAGCGTCTGTCTGAGCTTCCCCTGCACTAAAAAAAGCGACTGGTGAAATAACCGAAGTGGGAGGATTGGTTGTGATCTCACAAAGGACAGCATCGTCTTTATAAAATGTTGATTTGTATCCGTCCCAATAAATTGCAAATTCCATCCAGGTATCATCTGCGTAAGTTGTGCATCCAACTTCTGTCGAAAAAGTATCGGCCTCGCCCTGCATAGCAATTACGTCTGTGGTGGCATCATAACTTGTAAAACACCAACCATCGTCGAAAGCCCTTGTAGTAGCTGGAGGTGAGTCCATGAAGTTAGTTGTGGTTTGAACAGAAGTTAGCCCGATTACAAAACCTTCCTGGCCGATTGTTCCGCCACCTTTTACAATTTTGCATCTTGTTTTAAAAATGGCTTTCTTGCCGGTTGTTAATTGCCAAGCACCATTTGACTGTTGCAGGCCCATAGAATCGCTTGCACCTGTCAGCGTTAGAGTTAAAACACCTGTGGGGCCAACTACTGCATCTGCTCCAGCATTTACAACGTCCAGTATCCAGGCAGCATCGCCCTGGGCAACATCGTAATGAAGGAAATCATCAAACCACATGGCCCATTTACTTGGATCGAGGTAAGGAAGCCGTCCTAAAGGATTGTCGATTGTTACATTGGAAATTCCGTTTAAAGCTCGTTGTGGCGTACTCATTTTTCTATCTCCTTAAAAGCGTTCATTGTGAACGTCCCGAGGGACGCTTTATAGGGTTTATACTTCGTCTATTAATTGACCTGGGATAAAATTCTTAGTTGAGCCATCGTAGGCTTTTTTCTTTCTCTCAAGAAATTTTAATTTATCTAACTGCCCATCAGTCATTGTACTGCCCCATTCTTTTCTTAAATTTTCTTCCTGCTCAGAACGGGTTTTACCCATGTTGTCATGTTTTTTTCTTGTATGCACAAAAGCCATTTATTTGTCCTTTGTAAGAGGGGGTTATTTCTAACCCCCATTTAAAATTATGCACTAGCTGCAAGTCCGGTTAGGTCATAATTGTCTACACAAATCATGCCGTTTTGGACAATAAATGTTGTTGATAAGTCTGTTTCAGCAAAGTAATTCCTTGCAATCAAACCAGTGCTGGCTGTAACGATATTGATTTGTACCAATGTACCTGTATCAAAATCATTATCAGTAATAAGGGCATTTTCTATTTGCCCTGTCCAGATTACCGGTGCTGCACTCATTGCAACCCCATTACCACCAAGGAAATGATTTCCTTTTAGAACAGGTCGTCTTCCTGTGATTGTGCTACCAACAGTGATAGTCATACCACATACAGTTCCATCATATTTTGCCTGGAACTGATTACCTATAATCTGCAAACTATCAGAGCCATTGGCTAAAACTCCACCATCGCCCTTAATTGCACAATTATAAAGAGAAGAACCGATAATTCCTGATTTAATCAATGTTGTGCCATCGCCTTCAAAGTATACCCCGGCAGTTGCATCCTCACAAAAGAAGCCAATGTTCTCAATATGTGTGCCTGGAGCCTCAACATTCAAATTTGTATTTGTGGCATATTTCCATCTTACACCCATAAAATCTGAAGCGGTTGTTCTTGGTGTTATTCCGATAAGAGATTTGTTTGCCTGGGTAGCTGTTGTTCCTGTACCAGAAGCCCCAGATGGAATAACAACATCTTCTTCGTAGCGTGCGAAGCCAGTAGCCATTGTGTATGTTTTTGGTTTAATGTAAATGACATCGCCGCCGGTTGATGCAGTAACAGCCTTTTGAATGGTTGCAAATGCAGTCTGTGGAGATTTCCCGTTATGACCATCAGAGCCGTCATCCCCATCTACAAAATAATGTGTTGACCAGGGGTTTGAAAACCTGGCACTTCCCAAAATTGGTATTCCGAAACTTGTAACCCCGTTTGGAAAATTTGTTATTGGCATTTTAATACTCCTTGTTCAGTGACAATTATTATTATCTCAAATAGCTGCCCCGGGGAATTAAACCCCGGCTTACACAATTAACCAGTGGCCGAGCTCGTCACCTGACCACTGGTTTGAATTAAAAAATATCAACCACCAGGAGATCCCAAGATACAACGAGGATCACTCCATCCAAATGCGCCACGAAAGTCAGCCTTAAATTTTGCATTGGAGGTGTCAAAATCATTTTCTGTAGCAAACCCATCAGCCCTACGTTCCATATACTTCAACCCATCAGGGCAGTCAGTTTTCAAGAACCAAGCATCGGCATCGGTCAGATAATGATTAACTTTAACATCAGGTATTACACCAGATATACGAAGTGCATTTGTGTCGTTATTTGCGCTATCAACTCTACCTACTGATTTCAATATCCGAAGTGCGTTAAACCTTTCGGAAGGATGAATAATCAGTTTTGTGGGTTTGATCGCAATGGTCATACCCCTGTCAGTCTTATAGGCAGCGATATCAATACATCCCTGTTCTAATGCTTCTTCACTCAAATCAGCAGCAGTTTCCAGCTCATTTCTCCAAGTACCACCACTTTTATTGGGATGGTCATCGGCACAAAGCTCTTTAAGGTCTGAGTTTGAACCCATGGTATAGGAACTGTTAAATGCTCTATTCAGGACGTTTGCGCCAACAGTCTCTTTTGTCTGCCTGATTGAGAATGCCAAAGCTCCGGCCCGTCTCAATGCAACGGTTACAGCGATACCATCATCATACATATTCTTGGTGATAATAAAACCAAGCCCGTATTCAACATGAGGATATCTACTAACATACCCCTGGCTCTGGTCATCATAAATAATGCCATCACCTTCGGGAACAATCGCAGCAAGTCCGAAACCTGTTACGCCCACTTCTTCTTCAAAAGCCAATGTAGAGTTTACCTTTTCAAAAATGTCAAGGTACTCAATTGGGTAGTCTTTATATTTGGTATTAAACCAAGTCTTAACGCCAGGAACTAAATCTTTGGCGAAATTACCAGTTGTTATTACAGCCATGATTTATCTCCTTATACGCCGCCAGCGACAGCCCTTAGTTCATGTTCGTTAATAAGAACGTCATATTTACATGCCGTTCCCAGTGCATTGTCTTCTTTGTTTGAAACCGCCAATATTCGCAACTGTGCAGCTCCGGTAGTGGTTCCGTCTGAATCCAATTTGTTGGCAGATTTGCCAGAAGCAGTATCACCAGTGCCTACCACGATATCAGTGTTAAGTCCGATCTCTGTTATGGTAAGGTCACTGGAGTCATTATCTTCTTCAATTTCAAAGATAACGTCAGGATCATCAACTACTATGCAATAAAGATCCTCTGTTGCCAGTTTATAATTGCGATAAAGGTCACTGGCATCAAAAGCAGCATAAGGCTGATCACTGAAACCCATAACAACACCACGAAGGTTCCCACCAACCGGTGCCTGTTTAACACCCGCATATTTACCTGTAGAGTCTGCTGTGCCGTCTGAGACTACAGCATCACCCTTAAAAAGTGCCACGGCATCGGATGTATAATACATCCTTGTCTTACCGTTCCATGGCGCTCCGTTAAGGTACCTTACTGGGCGAAAGCCCCCACCATTTGTCACGTTAGCCATAATTACCTCTCATATATAGAAAAGAGGTCAGCCGATTTTAACTTCACCATAATGACCTGCTTTCTTTTCGTTTAATTTACGTTTCATGTCATTCTCACCAACACTGATCCTGTCTTGTTTTGCTTTCTGATCTTCCTGATACCATTCTTCCTTGATTTCCATTAGGACGGCTCTTGTCCCGGCTCCTACTGCTTTGTTAGTGATGCTTCCTATCTGTGTTTCCTGGCCCGCATTGGGATCTCCGACTTGCACATCATCATGGACAATGTTGTATCCAGCTTCTTCAAACTGGTTAATCCTGTCCTTCTCATCGTTTACAAATCGCCTGACATACCCCTTTCTCTTTGGAGCTGTGAGTACGTTCCTGGTTCCCAATGGCACTCTTATTGGCCTTCCGCCTGGTCCTTTTTTCATGATACCCCCTGTTGTGTTGTTATGTCTTTGTTAAATTGATAATTTGATACCCTTGTTATCCAAGATAAAAACTCTTCTGCTGACATCTTTCCCTTTGCTCCGTTGTAAGTTTTCCGTACCGCCTACCTGTTTCGTCAGGCATGCGTAGGCAACCGCAACTTTTCGTACCCTTCCCACTGCGCAAACCTTGACCAGTAACGAGTACCTCTTTCCCGCAATCACATAAGCATTTAAAAGCAATTCTTCCGCGATAGTCCCTGCCTTCCATACATATAACTGTAAGTCTGCCATAACGATTGCCTGTCTCGTCTATAGCCTTTCCCATTTATGCCTGC